CGACGACGGCCAGACCCATTACGGGCTGGACCAGGTAACATCAAACCTTTCTTAGGCATATTACCTCGGGGTTTTCTTTGTGCGCGAGGCACTCTCTTTCGTTGAGAGCGTTTCGCGGCTTGTCCTCTTGCGGCGGGAGACAATGCCATAAATTCTTTTTTAGTCATAACTTTAGACATAATCAAAATCTTTTAAACCGGGCCGGTTTAAGGAACCTCCAACAAAGATTCTGTGGGAAAAAGAATAACCCAAAACATTCCTACTACAATTTAGAAATCCAGAAGGAGATCCGAGAGAAAAAGGCTCTCAAATCTTCTACTTCCAGACTCGCATCCGGTATAAAACGCATCAATATCGTACTCCGAAGGAGTGCCAACAAATGCGTAAGCGGCTATGCTAGGGTCATCTAAATTGTTTCTTACTAAATCACTTGAAACTAGAGCTCTATAGGCTTGATAAAAATCTGCGAACTTATCAGAAGGTCGAGACATAACCATAAGCGTAAAAGCTTTTCCTAAATGTTGTGAGAGGGTCAAATTATGATCCTCATAAATCATGGTCGTAGCGAGTCTTTCGACATCATACAATGGATACCACAATCCAGAAGGCATCTTCTTAAAAGAAGCACCGAGAAAACTTAGTGTGTGCAAGTCTGCATCCAAACCACCAAAAAAGAACTTTAACTTTAGTCCATAATTTCCAAGGTGCTCTGCGAGAAATTCAGGGTCCGTCATTAGACTAAACTCTTCATCTACAGCAAAGACATTATCATCACCATAAAGGTTAACTAGTTGATCACGTACAAGTGAGAAAGGAGGAGATTCGCCGTGTTTGCGCTTATAAGCAGCAAATAGTCCAGCAGCGAAAATTATAACGTGGCCAAAAATATTATCTCTTGTCGTACAACCCGATCCAGAGGCATTTCCATAGTCTTTACAAAGAACAACACCATTTTGAAGCTTTAATAAAAAAGCACATGTGTTTTCAACAGTCCACAGAAATTCTTCCATCTCTTCTTTCGGGATTCCGCATCTCTTTTCGAGAACAGAGTATATATCCTTCAACAATGGCAAAAATTTATCCCAACCAGACACATCATAGCATCCACGGTATCTCTTCTTCAAAAGAGACTCAGCGAGTTTATTAAAACCTCCACTGTATGGGTTAAATCCATATTTTGACCACTCATAGTTCATCAAGCGTAGGGAAATACGCTTACCAAATTTCAGTTGCGAAAAGAGGAGTTCAAATGAAGGTATTTGAAATAACCTTATTTTATTCTCCTCAATATCAGCTAAGACTTTAAACTCTATCTTTCCGGCAACATTCCAGAAAGGGAGCGTACCGGTACGTTCAAAAAACAACGTATCGGTGAGAGCTTGAACAAGCTGCTCTTTTGTTCTAAAACCAAAAAAGGTATGGGGAAAACCAGGACTCTTTGTCCAGTCTATATAAGCACAAATCTCCTCGGAAGTGGCGACACAGTCGCCCATTATTCCGGCATAAAAGTGCTCAAAAAACAACATTCCAAAAACATGAGATTCAGTCCCACAATATTTGTACTCAGGTTTCACATCCCACGATGTAACAGTTTTATAGTAATTGGTTTCGGTTGGACAAACAACAAAAAATTTGTCACCGGCGATGTCTTTCAACTTCTGCAACCCAACTTTACCATACAAGTCTGCATACATTGACTGATGCCGTCTAGAACGAATAGTGTTCTTAACAGCAGAACCTGGCAAGGTTCCAACAGCCCGCATATGCCGATACGGTTGCGCCCCAACGAATTGGCGCAGGGGCACATATGTGCCATGGTGCTTTAAGGGCTCGCTACACGGCGCAAGCCCACCTGTTTTAAAGGAATCATGAGATTATTATCTCCATGTTTTTTAGCAGGTCCAATGGTACCAAAATGCAGTCCAACGACTGTTTGGTTTTTGGAATCAATCAAAAAATTACCACAGGAGAAATTTTGTGTTGAGGTATTATGAACTATTTCATTCTCACCTCCAGCATACGAATAACTCGTCGCTGCACAAACTTCTTCAAGAGTTAATGGATCAATTCCAACAAACATTGCAACATTCTGCGTTCCTTTAAAAGGATCTCCAACTGTGAGATTAGCTCCTTTTGGTATCGCCTGTAACTTGTCGGCAGGTATCCTATAATAGGCAAGCTTTCCTTCTCCAAACTTCGACCACTTTTCAGCGGGAGGTAAGAGATGAGGCTTATCATCATTTCCATTATAGTAGACATTATCTTTAAGTTGATGCTCAGTAATCATTAAATAAGTAACATTTAAATGTTTGGCTTTCAACATAGTTCCCCAATATTCTGCATGTTTTCCAGGATTATTACATCCAGGGAGAAAAATTGGAACAAGATTGTCATGATACGGTAATTTTCCCTTAACAGGATCATGTAAAGAAACACTTTGAGGGATGATGGGTCTTGGGCATAAATTTTTATTATGTATAAAAACTTTTCGCTTCTCAGCTGGCTCAAGTTTTCCCCACTCATCTTTTGTAAAAATCTTATATCCGGCAGGTCTATCTGGACAAGCCCAGATACCATGTGAACCACCACACTTATAACAAGATGGTTTAGCTCTTTCAGGATTAACAGATTTCAAAGTGGGTTTTGGAACAGGCGCTTCAGCTCTTCTAGGAGGTTGAGCGACAATAGTAGCAAAACTCTTAATTTGAGGTTTTGGGAGGTCCCAGCCATTTTGATCTGACTCAGGTTTTCTCGCGGTTTTCTTCCCACGACTTCGATTTCCTCTTTTTTTCTTTTTTTTTATTTCAGACACAGGCGCTGTTAAATCAATAACAGGACAGCCTTTGTGTGTGGCCTCTTGTGAGGTCTTTTCAGATGGTTTATCATCCACAGGAATTTTCCCTTTATCTTCAGCCTTGACCTTTGGCTTAGGATGAGGTACTAGCGCCTTTTGAACAACAGGCTTCACAGGATCAGAAACTTGCCGAACAATTGTCAGACCATTAGCATTCGCAATAAGTGACTCAATGCTAAGTGGGCTCACTGCCTCTCTTGGTAGCTCCGGCTTCTTTGATTCAATCAAAGTTGCTGGGACATGTGGTGACGGTTTACAAGGAAAAGGAAGCGGCTTCTCAATAGAAGCCAACTTAGATTCAAACGAAGCTTGCATTTTTGGACAAATTGTCGATGTGTATGTGACTTTTGAAGTATTTTCAGTCTTTTGATACATATCATACATTTCAAACAATTTACCTTTAATACGATTAAGTTGCGTCCAAAGCGCCTTTCGACCTAAATCGTACTCGGTTGCTGTTATATTCGCATGTTTTCCAAAATCATAATAAGCATTCTCAATTTCATCTCTCTGACTAACGAGCTCGGCAATAAAATCCTCACGCTCAAAATCAGTTTTAAGAGTACGAACTTTTTCTTTGTATTCCTTCCAATCTTTTTGTGCAATTTCACGCTGGTGCTCTCGAGCATTTCTTTTACCTCTGTCAGCTGAATTCATGTTTTTCTCATCTCTCTGACCCTCAAAGGTCGAGGTTTCCAAATCCATAAACAGCGACATTAGATATGCATCTTGACACGCCAATCCATGCATTACTTCTGCACGCGTCAACTTATGTGGTTTATCCTCCACTTCAGCCTCCTTTTTATTAGGAGAGGGAGTTTGTGTAGTGCCAGCGCATATAAGCGGCGTAGCAACATCACATCCAACAGAAGCTAACTCATATTTGATTTT